CTTCCATTAAGGCCTTTTCTTGGTTCTCTAGGATGAGAGTGGTAACTGCCCGCTTATAAGAATCCTCAATCGGTGGGAGATCGGGGTGGTTAAGGACTGGCGCCCACTTTTCTTGTAGATGTTCTGTTTGAAACATTTTTGTTTCTCCTTTTTTTTACTTACATCTGTTTATATAATGTTTTATGCACTCGCCTTTTGATTACGACTGATGGCCGACAAGTACGATTTCATTGCATTTGTTGTATCTGTCGTATCAACGTCCTGTGCGGTGCTACCATCTTCATCATCTATAGTTTGTTCTGCTACAGAAGTTTTCGGGAAATAACTTTCCTTCAAGGTATTAAGCTTTTCACGGAAAGACTCTTCATCCGTAAAAGTAACATCCTCTGTAAGAGTTTTAAACTTTTCAATTTCGGTATCGGCTAAATCCTCAGAAATTTCAGAAATAACCTGTTCACGAACTAGTTTAGAATTAGAAGAAGCAAGAGAAACAGTCTTTTCCATTGTCTCATTCAACTTCTCTTCTAGTTCGGAAATCTTCTCAGATTGAGCTTCCAGAACGTCATACTTCTCGTCTGGAACATCAATGTAGTGGTCTGCAAATAATTGTTTCATTCCAGAAATAAAGTCTTCTGCAATTTCACCCTTTAATCCACGTTCGATTGCTAACTCGTTTTCCTTAGTCCATTCTTCCACAACATAGTTTAAATAAGTATCTACTTTTTCTGTAAGTTCATCTTTAAAAGTATCCATCTCTTTATCTTTTTCAGAACTTACTTCTTCATGAATACGTTCAATTTCTGAACGTACCTTTGACTTAACCGCTGCCTCAAAAATAGTTGCAGCCTTAATTTTGAAATCTTCCGAAAGACTGTCATCTGCACTCATCAAAGCATGAACATCTTCTTTAACATCAATGTCTTTAATACGAGCTTCGACTGCTTCAGCCTTTTCTTTCTCTTCCTCTGTCTCTTCATGATCTTCATCATTATCATTGTTAAGATACGCAGCATAGAGGTTTTCCATTTCAGATTTTTTCATTTTAGACATGGCTGCTGTAAGATTACCTACCATTTCTCTCTTCGTCTTAGGCATTTCCCTCTCAACAAGTTCCTCGCCATCATGGTCGGTTTCGTCACCAGCTGCTAACTTCTTCGGGCCCTCAGCAGATTTTGCACCTTTCTGTTGCGGATCACCACTTACTTTCTTAGCTGCAGCAGATGCCTTCTTTCCAATTGCCTTTTCTGGACGATCTTCATCACCGCCCTTTTCTACTTTAGCTTCTGGATCAGCACCACCAACATCGACTACTTCACCGCCTGGGGTCTTGCCGTTAATTTTATCAGCTTTCTCAGCAGGAGCAGCACCCTTTTTAGTGGGGTCTTCCGCTTCCTCAAGCTCAGCTAGAACTTCTGCTTCAAGTTCTTCAATTGTTTTTTCTAATTCTGACATAGGATGTGTCTCCTTACCTTTGCTGTTGTTATATTTATAAATTATAATCTTTTGAGGAACTTAGCAAACTCTAAAGCTTCAAATTTTGCATCTCTTAGACGTTTTTTGATATCAAATTTTTGACGAAGTTCTACAAGTTCCGCTTCAACAAGTGCTCCGTTATTCCAAACCCACTCTTTTCCTTCCAGAATACCTTCTACGAAAGCATTTGGAGCGGAAGGGTCTGCAACAATATCAGCAGCCGTTGCAAGATAAAAATCATCTCTTACATAATTGGTGCCATTTTTTTGATCTAAACTACCCATTCCTCTAGAAGAAACACCTAATTTTGCGCCTTCATCGATAAGACTCTTTACAATTTCGCCCATCGGTGTAGACATAATCTTTGCTTCACCAATAAAATTCTTACCATCAGGGACCAACGATGTAATCATATGTGATACCCTTTCTAGGTTTACTGTCGGGCCTTCTGGATGACCCAATTCTCCAAATGCTCTTTTTTCTTGAATAAAATTCTTATTATACTTAACAACTTCTTTCTGAAGGACATCCAAAGGATATACACGGCCATTACGATTCTTAACATCTGCCTGCATGAAGATGCCCCGAATTTTATAACTCTTCTTACCATTTTCTTCTTCTTCGCAGATATACTCTACTTCTTGTTCTATTGCTTCTGAAAATAATTTTACCGTGTTCATATTTTTTTTCCTAAGTAATATTGTCCCAACCAGACACTTTTTTAAATCTAACCCAAATAGTGCCAACAGATGTTCCATTAGTTATAAGAACATCTCCTGTTACACCACTTCCAGCATTATTTGGAATAGAAGGAACACCATCTGCAAATCCAACCTTACCACTTCCACTCAATGAAAGAGCAACTATATTTGATGTTGCATCCCATAAAATATCAGTTTGAGCTGCAACCGACCATGCAATCCCTGTAATTGAAACTCTTGGATCAGTCGCGGCACCTTCAGCATCGGATGCATCAAATATACTAGCAGCAGAATTTGTGCCTGTAGTAGTAACTTTTAAAAAATATTCAAAATCGGAATCTATTATTTCATGTAATACGACTGCCATAGTTAACTCCTATATTGATAACATCTCTTTTTCAAAATAATTCATAACTTCCTTTTCGGAAACTTTGAACTTTTTTGATACATTCTTTATAGTTTTCTCAAAAGTATTTAGGAAATCTGAAGGTTTAGAATCCATAATTCCAAATATTTCATCAACAGCATTCCTCATTTTCGGAGAAAGTTTCTTATACTGTCGTGATTTTTTATGTTCATCTTTTTCTAATACAGTTGAACTATAAATTTTAGTAAAACTTTTAGTCATTTACTTCTGTTTCTTCATCTTTTAAATTAGAAACAAAACCCTTCGCCACCTCTTTTCTTTTAATTTCGAGAGCATCGCCAACTTTTGTCGAAATCGCATTTTTAAATACATTTTCTGCTTCCAAATTATTTCCTGACGCAAGAGCATCCACAAATTCTCTACTCATTATTTCTTTCCTTTCTTCTTAATATAAAAATCTTTTTCATCTTCTACTGGTTCTTCTTCTTCTCCACCTTCTTGTTCTGGCGGAATACCCAATGCAAGTTTTGCTCTTTCTCCAGCATCCATTTCTGGATCAACTGCCATGCCAGATGGATCAGTTGGATATCTCATAACTCCATCACCGCCATCACTTGGAACACCGCCATCCATTGGATCAAGATCAGCTTCTTTTCTGATTTGATTTCTCATTTCGTCAATATCTGCATCATTCATACGAAGAACATTTTTTAAAACCCATTCTTTACTAAAAAATGTTCCAATATAATTTTCAACAGTTTGTAACGAATTTAATCTCCCTTCCAGAAGTTCTGCATCTTTTAATTCTGCAAAGTGGCCATCTTGCAAAAAATCATATTGAACGTGTTCTTGTATCTCCGACCAATCCTCTGGTGCAATAATACCCTTTAATAAAAGTTGTGTTTTAAGAATATCTGTAAACATGGGAACAAATTTCTTACGAACCCGTTGAACAAACTTTGTAAACTTTAATTCATCTCTTGTTATTTCTGTTGTTCTACCAAGACTAAATCCGGCATCAGATTCCATACGAGAAATTGGCACATTAAGAGAACGATATAATTTCTTTTGAAAATATTGAATGTCATCAATTTCACCAAGATTAGAACCGCCGGGCAAAGTTGTAATCTCTGTACCCCTACCACCTTCACGGCGAGGCAACCAGAAATCTTCCAGCATACTCATATGATTTCTATCATCACGAATTTCACCAGTAGTTGCATCATATACCAGTTTATTACGATAGCGATTCATTACATCTTTAAGATATTGTTCCGCTTTAACTTTAGGTAAATTACCAACGTCAATATAGAAAATTCTGCGTTCTGGTGCGCGCGAGATACGATAGATAACAAGTGCATCTTCAATCATACGCAATTGATTTACAGGTTTAATAGCTTTATGAAGATAGGAAATAACTCTACCACTATTACCGTCAATCAAACCAGAAGGAGTGTAAGTAATAGAATCTGTTGCAATTTTTACACCTTGAGTCGCTCCAGCCATTCCAGCAGAACCTAATCCTTTTTCATTATATATAAAATATTCATTGATCTTTTCAACCATTTCAACACCAGTTTTAGGATCAATATTTTTTTTAAGTTCTCTAACTTTTTTAATTTTGGATGAATCAATATATCTTAGTTCAGTAATTCCCCTTCTTGGATTTTTTGTATCAATAATTTTATGATAGAAAATTCTTCCATCTATATACCAACGTCTAAAAATATCATGGCCTTTTTGTTCAAAATTTAAAAGACGTAAAATTTCTTCAAATTCTGATCTAATTTTTCTTTTAATTTTGTCTGGAAATGGCAAACGATCTAAAGTAATTTGTACTGCTTGATCATTCTGATTTGAAACAATACCTTCGTTTATAATATCTTCAATAGCCGTATCGCATTCCGATTGCAAAGATATATCACGGTATCGCCGAATTAAATCTAAATCAGTTCGTTCTCTACCATCTGTATCGAGGATTTGGCCAAAGAAACCGCCGCCAGCGATATCAACAGTACCGTCATCAGGAGTCGGGGTGGAAAATGTTGCTTCTCCCCCCTTATCCTTACTTGATCGTTGTATAGTAAATCCAAAGAGCTCAGCCATAATATCTCCTACTAGTTATGACTATTTAGTAGGTTTGAATTATTAAATTATTATACGCTTGAAGCTTCAAAATGTTGATATCTCCAAGTTACTTCAAACTCTTCAATTGCATCTGTTGAATCATAACTTAATTCAATTGCACCAATAGTAGTTGGCCAAGCGCTTCTAAAAATATAACTCTTTAAAACTCGATCATCTCTATCCAACTGTTCTACTGTTAAGTCAGTTTGATAATCCGCAGGGTCTACTACACCAGTGTTATTTGCAAGATCGTTTATACCATTAGACCATCTCTCCATCGCATTACGAATCATAAAATCTGTATCATTGATAAAGGTTGTTGACCAAACTTCACCAAAGGTTCTATCGCCGGCGATAAAAATTTGTCGGCCACGAAAAGAAATTGGAATTTCTCCTAAAGTCATAGCAGGGAGAG